CTTGTAATATACCGTCAAAATTAAGTTTACGCAAATGTTTTAGTGCTACATTTAATTTATGTGCTAATCCTGGTATTTTACCATGATGTTTTCTAATATCTGCAGGGGTTTTATTTAATAATGGAGTAGCATTGAAAACACTTTTTGTGCCTACAAAAAACTTACCATCTTTAGGATCATTACCAGCAATTACAGCAGGCTTACCATCCCATTTTACAGATATTCTACCTGCTTCACTTGTTCCTGCTAACATTTCTGCTGTTTGTGCAAGATGATTTATTGCTTGTTTTACGCCTTGATAACCTTTGTAAAATACTAGATCCTCTATATGAGTCATGTGAGTATTTTTGCCATCGTCTGCTTCGACGATCATCCATTTACTTTCACCTTGGACTTCAAACAGTTTCACTGGTCGTCCTCGCCCCCAAGCCGTGATGTCCGTCCTACACTACGCCCTGTTCTAGTACTTTTACGCAATCCAGGTCTAATTTTAGCATCAACTTTTGATTTTGCTAAATTTGGTGTTTCTTCCTGATCGCCGTCATCAAGACCAACTATATTTTTAAAACCTGCCCACGCACCACTAGGTAATTTTTTTAAATAATTCAAAATATTTTGGCCAACTTTGCCTTCCCATTCATGTGATCCGGGTGCGAGAAATCCATGATCTTCTTTTATAAAATCTTTTGCTCTCATACGTTTTCTCGCTGTATAATCTCTAAAAGTTCTGTAACAGCATTACTAAAACGTGTTTTAGATTCAGGAGCAAGTTTCGGGTCTTCCCAATCAACTTTAATCCATCTGTCTACAATATGTTCTAATTCTTGTGACATTTCATCTATAATACCACTAGTCTTACCTGTAGGTATACGTGAAGATATTGAGTGTGGTCTATCTATGTGTATGTCGGGAGTATCTGAGAAATCAGATATTTCATTCAGTCTCATTATCACCAGCCTTACGTATACCACGAATAAACTTTTTATTATCCTGTCCACGTATGCTGTTAAGGAGACGGCGTTCTAGCTCAGAAGCAACTTCATGATCATAGTGTTCATGTATAATATTAACTAAATTAATCGCACTATCAATGATATGAATAGCACGACTTTCTATAATCGCACTTTTATTGTGTTCCTTATATAAGGAATTCAATTCTTCCAATATTGTTCTAGTCTTGCGTTTCATTGTCATATGGGTAACGTTATGTTTATTATATTTAGTTAAATTGTGCCCTTCAATTATCAAATTTAGGCTGTTTACGTATTGCCCACCTGCCAAAGGGACGTACTGCCCAAAAGCAAGAAAATATTTTCCAATCTGGAATATTAGGATCTGCATCAACCATGCCTTTCCTAAACACGTTGTCTGCTTGGGCTCGTAATATGTTAACAGTTTGTGGGTTTAACCCTGTTCGAGCCTTACGTAATGCACCATATAATACATCATGTATTACTGCGGCTCTTGCTACATCCCAAGGCGAAATAATATTCCAAGTAAACCTAGGTATAGATGCTAAATCTGTTTCATACCCAATAGGTGCTGTAATTAAAATAGTACCAGGTGTTGTTTCTATATCTACGTTTAAGTTTTTCCAACTAGAAACCCATCTATCCATTTCAATACTTCTACTTTTTTCTAATTCATACGTAAGAATTTCAGTAAGTATCCAATGTTTTGCACCGTGAAATTCTGCTTGTAATAAACCATGCCATCCCATAAACCATGCTCCTGTTAATATATGTGTATTTATATTTCATCAGGAGTATTCATATTGCGTAATAACGATCTTATTTTGCTTCCACTTGCTTCAGCAGTTACTTTGGGTGTATCCTCATTAGGTTGCACTGTTGCGCTTCTGTTTATTCTATCAAATATGTTTGTTGATTGTGATTGCGTTGCTGTATAAGAAGTATCTTCTTCTTGTTGGGCATCTTCTCCCAAGTCTCGTATACGCAAACTGCTTATATCAAATTCCAAATCTACTTTAGAGCCAACACCACTACTACTTCTTGTTTTCATAAACTGTACTTGATAACGTCCGCGCTCACGCATTGCTCTACTTGTAAAAATACCAATAACATTATCTGCTGTATTAATTTTACTAATACCACCTGCAATGTGACTATGATCAAATTCTATTTCATCAACTGCACTTCTGTTTAACTGCGATGCTGTAACAAATACAACATCTAACTCTTTAGATAAGTTACGCAATTCTTCTGCAACATATTTGTCTTTAACATATAAGTCACTTGGTGCTACTTTTGTGCTAATTGGCATACACAAATCTAAATAATCTACTAACACTACATCTGCTTTCATACCTTTTTGCACATTTAACTCTTTTATATAACTACGAAAGTCATTAATGTTACTTTGTGCTGGCATATATTTTATTTGTAACTCGCCTGCTTTTTTACTTACAAGTTTAATTTTCATTTCAACAGTATCCAAATCTTTAAATATTTCCTTTGTAGAAATATTAGATATCATACTGTCAATTCTCATTGCTGTTAATTCCTCACTTAACTCTAATGTAAAATATAATACATTGAGGCCTGCAAGTACCCAATTGACTGCCAAATTCTGCATAAACAAACTTTTACCACTACCACTACCGCCTGCAAATATTTGTAACTCACCTCTGTTAAATCCACCAAACAACTTTCTGTCAAACATTTCCCAACCAGTGCTAACTTGCCCATTACTTGTTTTTAAATTCATCAAACGTTCACGAGGATTGTCCCAATAATCAGTTCCCATGTCTTTTGTAAGACCAACTTGCACGGCTTCCTTAATTTTGGCCTCTACTAAACCATAGTCACCGTTCTCTAACAAATCCGCACTGTCTAATATTGCTCGTTCTAATTCTTTATGCCTACTAAACTGTTCAAACTCATCTAATAACCAATTACTGTGTTCTTCTAACTGGTCAACTACAATATCTTCTAATTTAGATCCGGTTTTACTGTTTATTTGCTTTACTTCTGGCAATGCCTTATATTCATCTACATAATTTAACACAAATGTTGCTATTGGACGCAAACTTCTATCAAAATTCTGTGGATTAAATATATTTTGCACTCTAACGAATGCTTCTGGATTGCTTACTAGCATTTCCAAATATAATTTTTGTAATTCTACGTTGTATTCTTTATTCATATACTATAATTATCTATGTTTGTAACCGTTTCTGATGTAATTGGATTTTGAGTCTCGTAGACTGTACATTGTCCAATATATTTTTTAATGTAAACATTTTACCATAATTTAATACTGCTTCATTTATATCTTTGCAAGTATCATACCAAGTTGGGAAACTAACGTCCCAATTGTATTTTAATGCTTGTGTTACAAGTTTATTGCCAGCACTATCATTGTCTGGCATCATTATTATTTGCCTATTTAGACTTTCTATCAAGTCTACCTGTGCATCACCAATATCACTACCCAATATTGCAACGCCATCTATAGCAATTGCATCAAATGGGCCTTCTGTCACTATAACAAACTTACGATCTTCAGTTTGCCTGTCCATATTAAACACATAACCTGCAGGCGTGCTAGTAAAATATTTTGGATTGCCTCTAACTGCTAAACGTGCTGTGTATCCTACTATTTCATCTTGCCAAAAAAATGGAATTATTACCCGCCTGTCAAATTTTGTCTCTGTAATTGGTGTCCAGTAATATGGATAATCATTTTCATCCAATCCCCGCTTATGTAAATATTCTAATATAAGTTTATTATCAGATGCTAATGGACTGCTTTGTTCTGGAAAATCTTTCTTCTCAAAATTAAATTCAACTTCCTCTGGAATTAAATTTTGCTCAATTGCTGTCTCTTTTAATTGTATAGCAGTTAATACAAGACGTTTTATATCAGATTCCGGAGTGCCAAGCCAATCCATCAACTGCCGTAGTTTACGACTTAATGGTCTACCCGGTTGCCAGCCTGTTTTATACCCACAATTAAAGCAATTATACGATATTGCCTCTCCATTAAGTATAATACCGCCTCTACCACGCTTGTCTTGCGTTTCTCCGTTATGAACACAGCATGGAGCATTAAAGGATTGCCAACCACTAGAACTTTTCTTTACCCTTCCTGGTAAATTGCTCATAATGACTGACTGTATTTGATTCATACAGTCATTATATAGGAATTACTACTAAAAGTCAAGATTCTACTATTCTTTTGAATTTATTTAAAAAAAGTTTATGACATTGATGAATAATATAATCACTTATCGGAACAATTTGATCTTTATCAATATATGCCCATATATAAAATCCAAATCTTTCCACTTTTTGCTCAAAATCAGACTCTAATTTTTCCGACAATTTAATAATAAGAGGAAGTGCATAATTTATACATTCATCGAATTTTCGTACACGACTATTTACATCAGAAATATTAATAAGGCCAGAAGCACTACACATATTATAAATTACAGAAACATATATAGAGAGAAAATAACTCTTTATAAACTTACGGGTGATGATGCGCTGGCCATTGGTGAGCGTCTTCTCCTCTCCATATTGATATAGTACTCTTGTATTATATGACTCTTCAATAGAATAATTATTCATTTCTAAATCAAGATACAAGTCGACAAGTTCCTGATGCACTGGCAATTCTTTTTTTTCTCTATATACTCTAAACAAAAACACACTATTTACAATTTTAAGATTATGTATTTCTTGATAGTTTTTATCAAAAGCAGGACTATTAGGCAATGCGTCCCACCAATAAAGTCTAATTGTCGTAATCGGTATCTCAATAAATTTTCTATGTTGATCTATATAATTATCAATAGTTGATCCTGGTAGTCCATTAATTAATTCTACAATTACCTCTTTATTTAAATCATTAACTATCTTACGTAAAAAAATTTTATGCTTATCCCAACCTACATCTGGTCTGTCAATATTCTTTAATACTTGAGAATCTAAATGCTGAACGGCCCATCTGTGTGATGGACTTTTATTAATTTTTTCAATTTCAAAAACTCTGTCTTTACTTAATTTAGCCATATTGCCACCCGACACACTAAAATTATCAGTATTTAAAGAATTAGCAAATTTAAAGAAATCCAGATCACTTTCTACTATACCAACATTAGCATCGGTAAGACGAAGTGATATATACTTAAATTTTGAAAGAAATAATACCTCATCTTTCCATAAATTTTGCGATATATTAACTTTATGATGTAATCCAGAACTCCAGTCACAAAATGAACAAGCATATGGACAACCTCTTATTCTTTCATAATTTACACGAATAAAATTCTCTTCAATATAAGTCCTATCTACAGGAATATCAAATCTTGATCTAATTTGAATAGCTTTATTATAATCTTGTATGAAATCTTCTTTCAAATCTAAATAAGGACTATATGATTCATAATTTTTAAACTTAAAAATTTTATGAGGTGTCACACCTTGTTTAGTTATTAAATTAGGTATCATTTTTTGATCTACTGGTTCATAGAAATGATCTAATAACATTTGGAATGCTTCTTCTCCATCACCATATACAATATAATCAAAATATAAACATTCTTTAATAAGATCAGCATTGCTGAGTAAATTACCAGACTTATCAATAATATTATTGATATCTGGTCCTCCTGCTATAATTTTTATATTTGGATTAGATTTTTTTATTCTTTTTGCTAATGTAACACTTGTGACATGATTCCATACGTATAAAGAAAAACAAACAATATCTGGATTTTCTTCTATAATGGATTCATATAAAAGATTATTACTTAACGTCCAACCGTATTCAGGTGGTAACCATTGATAATTATTATAATATTTTCCTACTTTCTTATAAAAAGATTTAAGGGCGTAATAAACAAGATTAATACTAGGCAACCATAGCCGGCCTTTGATCATCGTCTCGGCAAACGATCCAGAACTTTCTGAGGCAGATTGTAAATTTATAAATTTTATACGCACATTATTATTTACTACTTATTACAACGATATAAAAATTTAAGGACGATAAAGTACTTTTTCTAAACCACCTGATGTAGGAGTACATTTAATACGAATTCTACTATGAACACCATTCCAGTTTGTATAACCAATACCAGTTTGATCAGTTAAATTTAATGTTTTAATATCAAAATAATCGTCATCTGCTAACGATGTATTTTCATTTAATGTACCTTGTATTACAATAGTGCCAGTATATGTACCTGAAAAATAAAACGCCGCAGTTTGTAATGCTGTATTTTGATTAAGTTTTGAATCTGCTACTAATGGATTACTTGTATGAGTTGAGCCTGATATAGTAAAATCTGCTGTATTTAATACTTTGCTATCTGTAAGTGTTGGGAAAACACCATCTGAAATTTGTAATTGCCCTAATACATCATATGCGCCATCTAGATAACCAATACTAGTATTGGATTCACCATCTACTACTTTTACCGAATAATTAAGATATTGAGAGTCTAAATTTAGTAGATCACCTTCTGTTATAACAACTTTCGCTGTTCCTTTAATACTATCTACTAACGTAGCCGTTTTACTTAACAACACGCCAGTATCACCAACATTATCTAAAATGTTAAATGTAATTGTTTTATCAGTAATCGTTAACGACTTTTGATTATCGTTCTTTAGTGACAATTGTATGGTATTGTCAATACCCTTGTATACCTTTATAGGATGATTATACATTTCATACCCCCAATGCTCCTTATCAGTGTCCGCCTTTATTTTCAGATTGACATTCTGGTTATATAAATAGACCGTAGTAACTAACATATTTTAAGACCTTTTACTATATTTATATGTCGAACATATACGAAGAGTTAACAGAAAAGTATCCTTTTATCAGTTATATTAAATATATCGATAGAGAGGTCGTGGGCATAATTCTCAATAAAGATGCAACTATTATAAGCATTTACGATTTTAATGCGTTGCCAACCACTGAAGTAAAAGAGAAATTTTTAGAATTGGGAGAAGTGTGGTGGTGGGAATCAAACAGGATGTTTCCTATAAACATATTTCTTAAAAAAGATTTTATTGCTTTTAGGCCGTTCATCAAAACATTTATGGCGAAAGATGTTGAAATAGTTCATGGACCATATGTTAGTATGAATGAACTAGCACAACGCAGAACTAAACGTAGAAATATACAATTAGTCCAAAAGGTTAAGTAAATTCATATGCACAACAACCAAATGTGCGTAAGCAACCGCGTGTGATTTCTTAAAATAATAACCTTCATCAGGCTTTTCCCACACTTGCTCGCCAATTTCTTTCCACGATTTACCAATCAAATAGCGTTTTGCTGGCCGTATTACCGATAAAAACATTGCCATACGTGGAATAGTATCTGGCATCATCTTTTTAATAAGATCATATTGATTACCGATATGTATTACCTGCTCACAATATTCTTTTTCTGCTAATCTTTCCCAAGGTGGTTCTGTAAACATTAAATCAATTAAATGTTCTTCACTTTTAACTTGGCTATACACATTTACATTAAGCAAATCTAATTTAAAATATCCGCGTTCTTCCGCGTCTTTATGATCAAGCGAACAAATACCTTTTACTGGATCTATCGGTATATCTGTAAAATATACACCAGTATTATGTTTAATTAATTCATTTACCCTAATAATAGTTGCAGGAGTATGATGCTTTACTTTTTCCAGCACAGCAGTTCTATCTGCAAAATCTATATCAATATCAAACTTAAGGCTCATTTTGATTTCTCGTTCTTGGTATAATTGGCAATGCTAAAAATCCTAAACGTGGTGTTGGTAAATTTCCACCAGCATCATCAAATGCTTCTATATATTCGTATCCATGATTAAAATATGTTTTTTTATAATAACTTGAATCTTCCCACCACACTATCAATTCTTTATGCTTATCTATTGGGTCTGGATTGGATCGCAAGTGTACTTCTATAATATTATCATCAATACACTCTACATTTATTTTACCTACATCTTTTAATTCATCAAACCAGTCTGGAAGTTCAACAAATCTATTCATCTTAACCCATTTACTCCATCTCCACAACTTTTCTTCTCCAGTTTCCCGGTATCCTTCCCAACAATTTAATTGTCGCCAACCTTTTGTATATCGCGGAGTTCTTAATGGTCCTTCCCAGTCCTCTTCCCATTCAAAATCATATGAGAAATGTCTCCCTTCAAACTTTTCACACCAAAAATGGCCCGGCGGGATGGTGATCCATTCATGTGGATCCATCTCTACAGTTTCAGCACCTACACCCATACCTTCTAAATTCATAACAGGGCGTACAATATATTCTTCATTAAGTAATACATTTACACCAGCCGGGCCACATCTATAATCTAACCTTTCACTTAACCATAATTTATTATACCATTTACGGTGATGTGGATAAGTGTCATAGGCTACTGCATCATCCAAATTTTTGCTCCATAAACATTATTTTATCTTTAAGCCACAACTTTTCTTTTTTCAGTTCCACTACTTTCATATGTACTTCACCAATGTCTTGTTCTTTCTCTTCGATTTTCCATATCATTTTATCCAACTTTTTATGCCGAATTTTTAACTTTTCCAAATCAAGGTTGTATACATTTTCATCAGTCATTAAACATCTCCTTTACATGTTTGCGTCACTTAAAATATGTTTAACCCATTCTACATCAGCCATAAACGCTTCAAAACGTCTACTCCAATATATTGGGTCTATAAAATCATTAATTAGACCTAACTGCTCATCAGTCATTTTCTCTAACATCTCCATGCCTGTTTTGCTATTATAAATTGTCCATGGACTTATTTTTCCATTTCTAATCAATGCTACTGCTTTATTGAAACTTACAAACTTAAAAAAATGATTGAATCGGGCATTGTTCTCAGTTGCCCATTTTTCCATAGTTATAATACTGCGCTCTAATGCATCACGAACGTTTTCAGTTTTAATGTATGGCAATAGATACTCATCATATACAGCATCTTTACACCAGTGGTCCAACTTTGTATTACTTTTAATAACATAATCTATAAAGTAATCTGGATTTATTACGTTAATATTAATAATGTGATTGCCAAATTTTACAAAAGCATTATAATATTGACTTTGTGAAAAATGCTCATATGTTTTGAAATTTGAACTGCCTTGTGTTAACTCATAGAACCTCTTGTAAGCAATGTACGCAATTTGTACATGCTTTGCATCCTGTTGTTGATGCCTACGCTTGGGCTCACATACGTGCGCCGCTAGTGTTTTCTCTCTTGTAAAACTCCTTTTACAAAATTGGCACTCATAATCTTTCTCTGATTGACTTATCATCATATCCATGTTCTATTGCTAATTGTTTGAGTTCTTTCTTATCACACATCTCAGCATATGCTTCGATGTCATTTAATTTCCAAGTTGGATATAATTCCCTTAGAAACTTTGTCTTTTTATTATCTTTTACATTTTTTTTCATTGGCAGATACTTGCGATTAAAACTGCCAATCTTGGGATTAATAGCACATAAAATCATCCATACTAACTTTGGATGTTTACTAATTTCCCAGAAATCTTTATTAAGTTCTTCATTTGTAGAACGTATCATATACTCTTGCAAGTCGTTATTACCCGTAGCACTCGCATTATATTTTAACTGCAAATAAGAACTAAATGCTTTTTGCTTTTCTTTCCCAATCCGACCATAGAACCAATAATCTTTTTTATCTAATGCATTAAAGATCTCTTTAAGAGATAATATTGGTTGTTTACGTGGCATTTCTTTCTCTTATGTGGGTCTGAAAGTTATTTGTAAATACTTCTGATACATACTCTTCTATTTTAACATGTTTCATATATTTGTCAAGTTCAAACGGAATATCATCAGCAATTCGTCTAATCAAACCTATAGGATATTTTTCGTTAAACCGATTACAAATCGCTTTTAAATTAAAAGCATCTACGACATATCCTCCTACTAGTTTTGTTTCTGACATATAACTAGGTGAATTTTTATATATGTTATTAATTAATCCATCTTTTGAACCTAAATCAAACCCTATTAAATCTATTTCACAATAATCCCGCATTGCTATTTGTAATGCCATACATCCTGCGCTCATCATTGGTTCATATTCAGGCATATCCTCTACAAAATGGACATTTTCTATTTTGCCGTATATTGTAGATCTACGTTCTGGCAAATTGGCACTCTTGGCCCGGGCGTACCCTCCACCAATATCGGCCTTGCCTACCATTATACGACGGCCCGCGGTTCTTGTATTATACTCAAACTCAGTCCGCATTTCTTCATCAATTATAATTAAATGATCCGGATTAAAATCCCTATATAGTCCATTACAACCATATATCTCCCATTCGTCACGTTTGAATAAATTTAAACCAATTCGTTTACGACTTTCGCCGTTGCCTACTATTAATGCTTTCTTCATTACATTACTTGGTTAACATCTATTACCTCTGATTGTTTATTAATTTCACTCACAAAATATGCACATTGGGGTTTATCGTCATCGTTTAATGGTATTGCTAATAATTGTCCTGTTTTAAGTTTTGGAAAATACCATTTAACTTCTGTATAGATATCTACAATGTCTATTTCTCTATACTCATGCATATATCCACTTAGACAATTATATAAAAATGCTTCAAAACCTCTATCATTCACACTTGTTAAGGGCAATACTTCTAAGTCTCCCACTTCAGGACTACCCACTACAATATGCCAATCAACTGGCATCATTATTTTATCTTTCCCTAATTGAATTACTAATGCTGGCGCATTAAAACTCTCTAAAAATATTAAGGGAATAAAAAAGTAATCTGGGTCCTGTGGATTACTATTATCTAATATACAAAAACGAACATCATCTACTTTTTCTGGCATTTCATTCATAGCAAATGCTTTATCTTCTAACGTATGTATTCTCATTGATTTCCTTATTTAATTGATTAAAAAGGTGGAATTTGTTCTCCTGTCCCTTTATCTTCTTTAAGATCTTTAGGTTTAGCCATAACATCTTTCCCTTTTTGTGTTGCATCGCTAGGATTAATATATTTTGGATTCTTAATAATACCCTTGCCAGGATCATTAATCCAATAAGGTTCCCTTGTTACAGAAGTTTTAGGAATAGATGGTGGTGTGTTAGCATCACCATGTCCTCTGGCGGTAGTACTTGCTCTTGGTGCTATACCTGGTGCAACTGTACCAGTTGCATAACTAGTGCCTGCAGGCACTGGTTTAGGCGTAGCATATGGCATTGGTGGTGGTACTGATACTGCTGGACCACTTTTAACATCTGCCGGAGGATCTGCTTTCGCATCATCTGCGTCTTTTTGATCTCGTAACTTTTGAGCAAGATTTAAAGTATCAACTATTTTTTCTAATGACGCAATTTGCTTCACTAATAAAATAATTTCAGACTGTAATCCCTTGTTCTCAGCTTTGGCTTTATCTAACTCCTTCGCAAGGTCCTTAATAGATTCTTGTATAGATTTGATGTTGTCGGACACTTCATGGTGCTTTTTGTAAAGATCACTCACTTGTGTACTCATGCCAATATTTAGCACTACTGCCAGTTAATTTTATCTACTGTAAACGGATATTCTGCCTCCCTATAAAAACTCTTCCTTTTTGTTAAGTGACGTTTCGCAAACTTACAAGTACTCGTTATATCCCATATTTGTACAAAGTCCTTGTCATCTGCTTTACGGACGCCACGCCCGATGCTCTGTATTACCCGCACAAAACTTTTACCTGGTTCTATTAACACAAGATTAAATATGCGCGGGATGTTAATCCCTACTGACGCAACGCCATATGTTGCTATAATAATTTTTGCTTCTGCTGTACGTACTTCATCATAATGCTCTTTGCGCTCATCCGCTTTTGTAGCACCACTGATGAATACACTATCCTTTAATTTTAATTGTATTGCTTTGCCAGCACTAATTCTATCTACGAGTATAAGTGTATTACCACTTTCTTTAACATCATTTAAAAACTCACCTATATATGATACTCTATCCTCGTTAGTGAGCAAATACTTTAATTCACTTTGATAGTTATTATACTCACCGTAGTCCTGTAACTGCACGATATTCACGTGACAGTTTGCCAGAACGCCCTTCTCCTGCAAATCGACAGCGGCTACCCTATTGACTACTTCCCCTATGCTAACACGCAGTGACATCCATTCGAATTGCTCCTTGGGTATGGTTCCAGTTAATCCCCAACGCATAGGCACATGAGCCAATTGCTGGGTCAATAACTGCTTGAGCACGTCTGCTTTACTCTGATGTACTTCATCCACTATCACACAGCAAACGTCCTCTATAAAGTCTTGAAACGTTATATCTGCTTGAGCATTGCGAGTGCGCTTCATCAATATGTTTAGGGATTGCCAAGTACAAATAGTATGAGTGCAACCAAACTCTTTTCTATCCCCGTAAAATACACCTACGTCCAAACCCAAGTTGGCATAGTCTTCCTCCGTTTGAGTAACTAAACTCTTGTTGGGTACTATAACTATTGTCCTGCCATACGGCTCACACTTATGACTTAATATTGCCGTAACAAGTGTCTTACCAGCACCAGTAGCAACTTCTTGTATGGACTGCGGGGATTGTAGAAAGTTATTGATAACCTCTACTTGGTAATCGCGCAGTATAATAGGTTGCCCTTCGTGCGTATGTTTTTTAGGCCATTTATATTCACTATAACTAACTTCAGTTACTGGCTCAAATACTAAATCAACTGGCTTACGATAATCTATCAGATCAATTTTATAATTAGAAATGTCATCTAATATGTCTGGCAAGAGATTAATAAATGTGCTACCCCCTAATTGGAAGAAACTTATTTTGCCATCCCAGCGTCCTAAACGAACTGCTGGCATAAATCGCGCATGAGGAATATCGAATTTAAACTTATTAGATAACTTTCGTCTATCCGTTAAGTCTAATCCCTCAAATTTACAATTTACTTCGTCTATTAAATATAACTTACACTTTGGCATAATAATTTTGACCAGGCCCAACCATTCCTTCCTTTGATTTTATATTACTATAATAACATACTTTGGGTATTTGGTCAATTAAAATGTTAAAACTATTCTCGTTTACCATTCGTGTAAAAAATATCATTTGTGGCTCTATATTACTTTGTATCAATGTTTGTATTGAATAACTATAATACACATCACAATTGGACTTCATCTTATGACTTGGTGGTAGTAATACTACACCAATTTTATTTTTATTTACTAATTTATTAACTACTTTAGTTACTAATTCACTGTAGTGTCCTAAATTAGGATCTTCATTATTGTCTGGCTTATAGAATACTATAGGTGTTCTCTTATACTCTAAGGCGTATTGTATAATCTGCTCAAGTTTAGAACGCTCATTTTTACTACCAGTAAACAACGTTACATATTGATTATTGAGCATTGTGTGCTCTACTGAATTGTCCAATAAACCTAAAACGTTATTACTTAATCCATAACACAATTCAATAGACTTATCTATTAATTGCCACACATTGTCAACTTTATTTTGTTTAAGATATTCTATTAATTCGTCACTAGCGTTTTTCATAATAGGTTTGCCATTGACGAAATCTAACTGAATAAGATGATTGTGAATTTCTGATTGTACTTTTTCTATTTCATCTAAATAATAACAAACATCTTCATCAAAGATGACATCTTCTTCCATATCATTATTACGCAAATAATTAGCAAGAAATAACAAATTAGGTTCACTTAAATTAAAAATCCATGAATCTTCTGCTGAATCATAATAAACATTTTGGGCCGCTTCTTTAACATGATCATAAAACTGCTGTGATATTTTTTGGACATACGCAGTACCCCATTGTTCTAAATCGAACTCAGGTACCCGCACGTGAATACTATCATCTTTTATAGAAACTTGCCAGCAATTATATTTCATATCAATAAAAAGGGAGGCCTGTGTGGGCCTCCCCAAGCTTATAGATACTTATAGTTGGAGCGGAACTAAAGTATCCTTTTTAGGAAATTGTTATTATTTTAGTTAGCAGACGCCTGCTTGCTGACGCGGGTCATTACCGTTGTCTCCGCTAGACGCTTCCAGTTGTCTTTCGACATTTTACGTAGGTCACCAATCTTCAGTGCCATACGTAGGCTCATTTCCCGAAGCCTATCCTTGTTTTCTTCCATGTACTCCAAAATCTCATCTTCATCGGAAGGTTTAAATCCGTATCCTACAAACAGTTCGCCATTCTTAGCAATGTCCTTAATACGGAGTATTTTGTCGCGCATTGTATCGAGCGTCAAGTCCAAGTAATGGCAACGTGACTGAAGTGCGTCCAAGTGATCTTTAATCTTTTTGCTCCGGACGTTTTCAAACTTCACGTTCGTGATAAAGATCGCCGAGCCATTAAACTCGAACATATTTGGAATCCCTTCTGCTCGCAATTTGGAACTATCAGCATTCCAATGAATTCGACGCCGCTTGCCTGAGTCCAATGCCGCTTTAAGTATGTTGAGTGACAAGTCATCAAACAGTACAGTGTCGCAGTCATCAAA